GCGGGGGACAAGGTCGTCATCCGGAAACATCTCTATCGTCGGGTCCAAGACGTCGATTCGGCGATCGCGAAACTCCGCCAACAGCATCCGACGATGACGCTGTACGCCTGCGGGACCGTGACCCATTTCATCGCCGATGCAAACCACACGGTGCTCGGTCGGCGGGAATCGGCAGCTCACACCGCCGCGATGCTCAGGGCATTCCGTGACGGAGCTGTCGCGCACGACGGCGACGAAGTGCTCCGGCAACAGCTCTCACGCACCCGCATCGCGAACACCCAGGACGGGCACCGGCTCGTCGCGACCGCTGGGGCCGTCGACACATGTGCGGCTCGCGCCGTCATGTATGCCATCGGTGAAGCAACGAAGACACCAACACCGACGCCGATGGTCGTTTCGACGAAACGCCGATAAACGCAACAAAGAAAACACCGCGCAAATTCTGCGAATAATGCCGGGACCATTTGTGTGTGGCTCTTTTCCGCGCGCAACGGATCGTGGATGCCGTCGCCTCCAACACGGCGGCCATCACCCAAAAGGCACTAAACGCCGATGACGGCATCCACGTCCGGGAAGCCTCAGCCGCACTCACTGCACTGCTCGCGAACCGCAACATTTCCCGTGTCTCAATGTCGACTGCTCTACAGGTCCCCGCATTCGTGCGCGCGCTGAAGCTCTACACCAACACGATCGCGACGTTCCCGCTCCACGAATACGTTGGCGGAAACCAGATCGTCGCCAGGAATCTACTCACGCAACCTGACGAGGCTGTCACCTACTTCTCGGTCATGTCACGGACCGTTTCCGACATCGTCTGCTATGACCGCGCCTACTGGCGGGTCACTTCGCGACAGTGGGATGGCTACCCGAACACCGTCGAGCTCATGCCGTACAAAGAAATCGCTGAAGTCCCCAACACGCCAATAAATGAATTCGACGACCTTGGGCAAGTGTTTTGGAACGGGACAGCAATCCCAAAGGGTGACGTCATCCGGTTTGATGGAGATGGGTCCGGCGGATGGCTCGCCTGTGGCGCATCAGCTATCACGACAGCCGCTGCCCTCGAAGCAGCTGCACAGTCGTACGCGTCAAGTCCAACGCCCACGATCACCCTCAAGAACACCGGAGCCGATCTCCCAGCGGATCAGGTCGACGCGCTACTCACAGCGTGGGAAACCGCGCGCGCTGAACGCTCGACCGCGTACCTGTCGAGTGTTTTGGAAATGAAAGAAACCGGGTTCAGCGCGTCAGACATCCAACTCGTCGAAGGACGCAACGCATCCGCAGCGATGATCGCGCGGATGGCGAACCTCGACGCGTCATGGCTCGACGCCGCTGCATCATCTGGCGCGCTCGTCTACTCAAATCGGACCGACCTGTATCGGCAACTCATCGACTTGTCGCTCTCGCCAGTGATGACGACCATCGCGCAGCGCCTCACTATGCAGGATGTCACTCCGCGCGGCCACGTCGTCAAGTTCGACACCACAGGCTTCCTGCGCCAAAACCGGCAGGAAGTTGCAACCCTCATCACGCAGCTGCAACCGCTCGGCGTCATCACCGCGCAAGAAGCTCGTGCGCTGCTCGACCTCCCACCGGAGACTGTATGAACCGCACCGAAATCGCTTTCGACTTCGAGATCCGCGAGACCGACCTACCCGAAGGTGTCGTCGCCCAAATCCAAGGGCGAGCAGTTCCCTACGGCGTCGAAACAAAAGTCGGCGGAGTCACCGAATCATTCGCGGCAAACGCATTCGACGCTTCAGCAGTGATCGGTAAACCGCTGGCGTACCGGCACGACGAACCAATCGGCGTCATCACCGGCGCCGAGAACCGCGAGGACGGCCTCTACGTGAGCGCCGACATCCTCGACACCACCCAAGGACGCGACGCGGCGGTCTTGGCCCGACATAAGTCGGTCCAGGGTCTGTCAGTCGGTTTTGAGCCGCAGGATTCCGTTTGGAACCGCGCCAAGACCGCCGTGAAGCATCAGGCAGCGCGACTGTTCGAGCTGTCTGTCACACCTTTCCCCGCATACGCAGCCGCGGGGATCAGCGTCGTCCGAGAGGACGACCCAACCAATGAAGGAGAAACCCCCATGACCGAATCGGTCGAAACCGCCACGACCGAGGTCGTGGATGTCGAGGCCCGCGAGGCCATCGGCCAAGTCCGCGAGCTCGTAGCAGGCATCGAGGCCCGCGCGTTCGCAGGCGAAGAACAGCACCCGCTCGCGAAGTACCGTAGCTTTGGCGAATACGTAAAGGCCCACTACGAAGGCGCAGAGGAACGCGCCCTCGACGTGTCAAACCTCGCTGACGCACCCGGTCTCGTGCCGCCAGTGTGGATGCGCGACATCAAGGGAGTCCTCGATCGTGGCCGCCCATGCATCCAGGCACTCGGTGGCCCCGTGTCCGCAGCTGGTGCAGGTCTCACGATCAACTGGCCGTACTTCGACGGCGACCTCTCCGCCATCGTGGCAGTGCAAGCAGCCGAAAACGACGAGATCAACTCCGCTGACATCGACATCAAGAAGGGCACTGCGACCCTAGCGACCTACGCGGCAGGCAACCGCCTCACCATGCAGGTCATCGAGCGCACCGACCCCTCCTACGTCACTGCACACATGCGGATCTTGATGGGCGCGTACGGCACCGAAACGGACTACGCATTCCAGAACGGGCTGTGGGCAAACGACACCTACGGCGGCATCGACTACGACTTCTCCGCCGACACGACCGGCGCTGCATTCGTGGAAGCAGTCTGGAACGCGGCAGCTGTCTGCCAGATCAACACCGGCGCTCCCGCCGAAGTTGTGTACGTGAACAGCGCCGTTTACAAGAAGCTCGGTGGCTGGTCAGCATTCCAGGCACAGAACTACCCGGTCCAGAACGTGGGCGGCACCATCGACGGACGCAACGGACGCGCCACTGTCATGGGCCTGCCGATCGTCCTCGCCAACGAGTTCGCAACCGACGAAACCGAAGACGCCATCGTCACGAACAGCGCGGCAGTCGCCTGGGCCGAAGACGGTCCCCGCACCCTGTCGAGCGACGTCGTCGCGAACCTCGGACGCGAAACCGCGATCTACGGCTACGGAGTCATCACGCCGTACATCTCCGGCGGCATCGTCTCGATCTACAACCACGCGTAACCAGTAGGGCAGGGCAGACACGATGGCACTCGTCACCGATGAGGATCTCGCGGCAGCGTTCGGCATGAGCGTCCTCGACGATCCAGACGGGTTCGCACAAGTCGCAAACGCGACTGACAACATCGTGTCTGCTCTGCTCACGCAACTACTCACCGGGACACACGACGATCATCCTCAATGCCGTGAAGGCGCTCTCCAAGTCGCGATCGACATCTATCAAGCCCGCCAGTCAGCCGGTGGACAGATGGTCGGGATCGACATGGTCGTCGCCCCATATCGGCTCAACTCCGCCAGCGTGAAATCCAAGCTGACGCTGTTCACGACGCACCTGGACGTGGGGTCGATGGTCGGATGAGCACCCCAATCCTCGACGCCATCGACGACATCAAGACCGCGCTCGAAGCAACCAATTTCCGGGTCTACTACCCGGCACCCACCAAACCGATCGCGCCATGTTTCGTCATCCGTGACGACAACAACTGGTACGAACCAGCATCCCTGTCGAACTCGGTGTGGAGCGTTTCACTCATCATCGAGGCCCTCGCCGATCCCAAACAGATCGACGCAGGGCACACCAAAGCCGCTGAAATGCAGTGGGCCGCCATGGGCGCGCTCGAAGGCATCAGCACCGATCGAGTCGCCAACGCACCGCGCCTGATCGACATCGACGCCCAAGGGACCGTCATGGGCGCCTCAATCACCGCAACCATCAAAATCAAGGAGTAACCGTGACGACCACCGTCATCAACACCGCTACCGCCAGCGTGAAACACGGCTCGACGACCGTCACGCAGCAAATCACCAACCTCGTCATCAACCAGTCAAACACGCAAAACCGCATCAAGACTCTCGGCGCGGGCTCAGCGTTCAACCAGACCGACTCGATGAGCACCGTTACGTTCGACTTCCTGTTCGACGACGAGACCGGCCTCTACGGAGCCCTCAACACGTTCATCTCGGCAGGCAGTTCAGAGTCCTGGACGTTCACCGTGGGAGACACCAAGTGGAGCGGGACCCTGTACGTGTCCGGCGACCTGGCACTCACCGCGCCAGCTGACGGCGAAGTGACCTGCTCCGTGACGCTGATCGGTGACTCGCTCACTGTTGCCGACGCCCCGTAAGCCGCGGCTGAGTCCGGGCCGTGGCGACCACGCGCAGCTTCGACGTCGAGCTCGAAGGGCTCGGCGCGTTGCTTCGCGCCATGAACAAACTCGACCCGGAAATGTCGAAGCAGATGCGGGAGAAGTCCAACGTCATCGCCACCGACATCATGGCTCCCGCGTATCAGCAGGCCGCCTCGTCCGTTCCGATTTGGGGCGGCATCCTGTCGAGCTCGATCCGGGCGAAGCGGGACCGTGTGCCGTCCGTGTCGATCGGTTACACGCGTCGAGCGATGGCCGGTGGCGCATCGAGCGCCATGATCCGCTACGCCACGTTCAGCGGCGAGGGCCGCGATTCATTCGCACCATTCGAGCGAACAAACTGGATCAACGAAGCCAAGACGTATAAGCCAGCCGCAATCGACGCGTGGATTGAAGCAGTGGATCAAGTGGTCTCCGAATTCAACGACGGGGGAGGCCTGATCTCGTGGGCATAACCGGCGGAGGCCGCACCCTCGTCGTCAATCTCGTCGCCGATACCAAGAAATTCGGCTCTGGAATCGCCAGCGCCAAGGACGACATCGGTGGATTCGGTGGAGCGATCAAGAAACTCGGCGACATCGCCGGGCCCGCGCTACTCGGCGCAGCCGCAGCGGCTGGCGCATTTGCAGCCAAATTCGCAGTCGACGGGGTCAAGGCCGCAGCTGAGGAAGAAAAAGCTGTAAGGGCACTGAGTGGAGTCCTAGAAAAGCTCGGATTCCCGAATGCCACTCAGGAAGTCGAAAACTGGATCGGGGCAACACAGAAAGCTACCGGGGTAGCCGACAACGAACTACGGCCAGCATTCCAGCGGCTTATGCTTTCGACCAAGGACGTCGCGAAAGCACAAGAGCTGACGACCCTTGCGATGGATATTTCAGCGGCGACTGGTAAGCCGCTCGAAACAGTAGCCAACGCACTCGGCAAGGCATACGACGGCAACACCGGCGCGCTCGGACGACTCGGGCTCGGTCTTGATGCAGCCACACTCAAATCCGGAGACCTCGACTCCATCACCGCGACACTCTCGCAACGATTCGGCGGTGCAGCAACGGAGAACGCCAAAACATACGAAGGCCAAATCAGCCGACTCACACAAGGATTCGACGAACTCAAAGAAGCTTTTGGAGCCGGGTTCCTCGAAGGGTTAGGAAACACAAACAGCGCCACCGGCGACCTCATGGACACGATGTCCAACCTCGAAGAACCACTGAAGAACGTGG